CCACAGCTGGTTGATCTTCGGGTTCGTCTGCCTCCACCGTGTGACCAGCTCGGCCACCTCTTCGTCCGGGAGGTCTGCGAGCAGCCCTCCGACGTCCATGGCCCGCATGGCCGAGACGCCGCCCTGGTAGCCGAGCGCCAGCTCCGCCACCTTGCCGCGCTGCCGCAGCGCGTACTCAGGGTTGCCTTTCTTGATCTTCTCGATCGGGACGCCGAACATCTGGGAGGCCGAGGCCTCGTAGATCTTGCCGTGCGTCCGGAACACCTCCAGCCGCCACTCTTCGCCGGCGAGCCAGGAGATCACCCGGGCCTCGATCGCCGAGAAGTCGGCGTCGATCAGGATGTTGCCCGGCGCGGCCACGAAGGCCGTGCGGATCAGCTGGGAGAGCGTGTCCGGCACGCTGCCGAACAGGATCCGCAGGTGGTCCAGCTTGCGCTGTTTGATCAGATCCCGGGCGAGGTCCAGCGGCTCGGTGTACGTCCGGGGCAGGTTCTGGACCTGCACCAGGCGTCCGGCCCAGCGGCCGGTGCGGTTGGCGCCGTAGAACTGCAGCAGGCCCCGCACCCGGCCGTCGTCGCAGACGGCTGCCTCGATGGCGTCGTACTTCTTGGTGCTGGTCTTGCCGAGCTCCTGCCGGATCTCCAGCATCCGCTGCACCTCCGCGCTGTTGCCGTCGCGGCCGAGCATCCTGGCGACCGTGTCCTTCCGGAGATCCACGACCTCTTCGCCGGTCTCTTCTTCAAGCCACTCGCTCAGCTGCGCGATGCTGTTCGGGTTGTCGAGGCCGGAGATCTCTCCGGCTTCGTTGAGCAGCGACGTCCTGACGCGGTTCCCGAGATCGAGCGCGCCGCGGACGAGGTCCATGTCGACGCCTACGCCGCGGGCGTTGATCCGCATGTCGGTCTCCCATTCGTGCTGCACGGCCTCCGGCACCGGGATCCCGCGCAGGGCGTCCTCCACGGCCATTTCCGTGACGACGTCCTGCGCGTTGTACTCTTTGAACAGCTCCCACTTCTGCGGGTCGTGCTTCGGGTAGTTCCGGGTTCGGCCGCCGTTGCTTTTCGTCGGCCTGCAGGGCACGCAGAAGTAGTTGATCAGCGCCTTGCCGGTGCGCAGCTTCTGCGCGTCCTCCGGAAGGCCCAGGGCCTTGCCGACGGCGCTCAGGCCTGCCGGGAATCCGGCATACAGGCCGTGGATCATCGTGCAGCGCCACTGCTCGATCGGAAGCTCCCGCCCGAGGTGCCGGCTGAAGGACAGCCACTCGAACATGGAGTTGTACGCGCCCTTCGTGACTTCGGGATCGATCAGCGCCTCCAGGAACCACTTCGGCAGCGGTTCGCCCTGGGCGAGATCTACGACCTGCACCTGCGCCCGGTTAAGGGAGAAGGCGCACAGCAGGATCTCGAAGTCCGGGCTCTGTATGTACTTATATGCTCCGGCCTTGGCGATCGGGACGCTGGAATAGGTCTCAATATCCGCTGAGAGCTTGTCCATGCTGTGCGCCTCCTATCACATGACCTCGCCGGTGATCGGGTTGATCTTCACGCCGGCGGCCGTAGCTGCCGGAGCGGCGCCGATACCGTCGAAATCGGAAGCGGCAGATGCACCGCCGGACAGGGGCTCACCATCGCGGGTCTTGAGCACGTTGCCCAGGCCGCAGGCCACGCCTTTGGATCCGGCAGTATCGTACGGGAAGAAGTTCACCGTCACGCGGGCATACATGCCGCTGTAGATGTCATTCGGAGCCAGCTCGCTGCGGATGTTGTCGATCCCGACGACCTGCGGCTTGTTCTTGCTGGATGCGGTGATCACCCAGCAGCCCTTGCACTCATCGCCGAAGGCGACGCCGCTGGGACGTAGGCCGTCGCCGTCGTGGATGATGGCGCGCGGCTGCGGTCTGGCGCCGTTCCACTTTTTGTTGACGCCGTCTTCGTATGCGGAGTTGAAGGCCGCGGCGAGATCGTTGAAGGTGGCCTCGTCGCTCTTAGGGATCAGCAGCGTGACGCTGTACTTGGGATCGCCGCCGCTCTGCGCGGGTCTGGGCTCGACGAGATTGCAGTAAGAGAGGCGGACCTCTCCGGTGAGGCATTTGGTGGGGATGTTCTGATACATGGTTTTATACTCCTTTACTTTTTAATATTTTGGTTTATCAGAAATTTGCTTTTGAAGGGTTGACCGGGAGGATCAGCGCGAAGGCGCCGCCCTGGTCGCGGATCATGATGCCGCCGCGCCAGGGTTCTATGATCTCGATCTTGATGGCCTTCCCGGCAGTGAAGCCGTCCATGGCCCGCTTGATCTTCATCGGGTCCATGTAGATCGTGTTGCAGCTCGTCTCCGGCGGCCGGGGGATCGCCCGGCGCCAGTCGATGTACGTGCCGCGGATCTTCGGCACAGAGGTGCGGCCGCTCATGGTCACGAAGGTGGTGTAGTGCTCGTCCTCCTCCACGGTGACGTAGACGTCGCCGCGGCCGAAGGGCTTCACGACCGGGATCACCATGGAGCCGGTCTCGGCCTGGCTCTCCACCTCTACGGTGAAGTGGATCAGCATGTGGCCGTCCAGCGCGGTGACCTCGACGGTGGTGAGGTCTGTCTTTTCAAGCAGGATCCCGCGGCTGCTGTCGTCGAACCGGTCCGGGTTTCCGCCGGTGAGAACGAAGGGCTTGCAGCGCTTCAGGATCTCGTTGAGGGCGTCGCGTCTGAAGGTGATCAGCACGGTGCAAGCACCCCCTCGAAGTCAGTGATCGCGGAGTTGATCGCCGGGCGCTTGTCGCTCTCCGGCACCAGCGCGGGCTTGCCTTCGGGCCGGACCACGTAGGCGCCGCAGACCTGCTCGAACTCCTTCTTGCCCATCATCTTCTCGAGTTCGGAGAGGCTCTTCGGCTTGCGGTCGTACACCAGTGCCTCGTTGTAGCCGGCGCCGATCACGGCCGCCAGGGCCGCGTCCTGATCACTGAAGGTGCGGACGCTGCGTCCGGCGACGACCTTCCAGCCCGGGATCGATCCACCGGCGCTGCAGGTACGCAGCGCGTAGGCTTCGAGGTCCTCCAGCCACTTAACGAGCCCGCGGCCCCTGGCGATCAGGTCACCGATCTGGGCGTCGGTCAGCACGTTGGCACCGGGACCGGCCAGCGCTGCCGGCACGCAGTCCTTGAAGTCTTCCAGGGCGGAGAACTTCGCGGCGCGGGCCGCGCACTTCTCACGGCCGCGGCAGAACCGGCAGTGGTCGCCGGGCACGTATTCGCCCTCGCCGTCAAACGCCTTGCGCGCGATCGGCCGGACGTATTCGCCCCAGGAGAGCAGCTCCTCGACGGTGAGCTCCTCGGTGGAGGGCTCGTCCGTGATCCTGGGCTGCACGATCACCGTGCGCACCCGGCGGATATCGCTGTCGTAGATCACCCGGTAGCGCCGGAGAGCGCCGAGGGCGTACAGCCGCATCTGGGAGTTGTTGGCGGCGTCCACGCGGACGCCTTTGCCGTATTTGAAGTCGACGATGGTCAGCAGGTCGCCGCCGATGAGGAGGCAGTCGCAGGTCCCGAAGCCCTCCGGGACGTATTCCGACAGGTCCAGCTTGATCTCCGCGGTGACGTATGCCGGGATGGCGTAGTATTCCTCGTCCAGGCGCTTGACGGTGTTGACGTAGAGGTCGGTGGCCTCGTCCATCTCGTCGGTGAACTTCGGGCCCTTCTTCAGCTTGTTGATGGCAGCCGTGAAGGCTCTGGTGCTTTGGCCCGGCGCCGGGAAGGCGCGCCGCACCTTCTGCTCGGCGATCGCGTGGGCGAGGGTTCCCTCCTCCGCGAACTCAGAGGTTTGATCGGGAAAGAGCTCCTCGTACCGGGGCGCCGCGGTGCAGTGCAGCCAGCGGGCCGAAGCGGAGGCGGAGAGGATGGCGTGTTTCTCAGACATGTGCGTCCCTCCTCAGATCTTGGCGCCGAGGCCGCGAAGGCCTGCTGCGACCGCCTCGTACTGCTCCGGCTTGAGCGTCGGCAGCGCTTCCACGCCGAAAGTGTGGAGCAGAGCGAGCAGCTCGTTCATCTTGCCCGCGTCCATGAGCAGCTGCCCGGCGCGCTTGATGTCGTTCAGGGTGATGTTGGTCTTCTGCGCTGCCGGAGCTGCGGGAGCTGCGGGAGCCGCGGGGGCCACCGGACTCACCGGTGCCGCTGCTGCGGCCTGATGTGTCGCGGTGGGGATCGCAGGCTGCGCGGGTGCGGCAGCCACAGGTGCTGCAGGTTTCTCGGGTACTGCAGCTGCGGGCTGGGTGTCTTCCCAGGGCGCTGCGTCGCTTCCGCCGGCGATCGCCGACACGGCCGCGAGGATCTCGGCGCCGGTGTGTTCCTTTTTCTTCGGGGTGGCGGGGGTCTCCGGGATCCCGCCGCGGATCACTTCCGTCTGGGCGTTCAGGGCGTCCGCCAGTCTGTTGAGCGCTTCGGCGACTTCCGGAGCGTCGATCTGTACGTGAATGTCAAACATTATGTATTTACCTCTTTTCTTAATTATTCAGTGCTTTGATGTAGTCGAGCAGCTGGGCTTCGTCGTTCGTTTCCCGCGTTTGGATCAGCAGTTCGACGAGGCGACCTACAAGGTAGGCGTCGCGGCCGCGGAGATCTCCGCAGAACCAGTCGAGCAGCTCGAGCGGCTTGTACTTCCGGTCCGGCGCCGGCTCGGTCCTGTCCGCGTCCTTCTTCGGTGCTGCCTTCTTGGCGGGTGCCGCCGCGTTGGGCTGTGCCTGCTTGCGCAGCGGGTTCATGTTTTGGTACCACCTGCGGTCGAGATCAGGGACCTGCAGCTCGGTGAGCTTCTGCATCATTTCCCAGACGCCGCAGGTGTTCCGATCCGCGAGGATCTGTACGTGCTTTTTTTTGTCGAGTGCCCGGCCCCAGGAGTCGAGGATCTCGGCGTCAGTCATTATCATGTTTCGGTCCTTTCTTGACTTTTACAGTCGGGTGTGGTATGATATTTCTGCGTTTTTTAACGTATGCCGCTGTTTGAAGGTGCCACTTCATCGGCGGCGCTTTTTTTATTCGCCCAGCAGCCGCATCAGGTCGGCGAACATTTCATCCTCGGCCATAAGTGCGCTGGCGTTGATTCCGTCGGCAAGCCCCCGAGAATATTCGTCAAAGCACTTTGCGTAAGTACAATATACTTTGCTGCGGTTCCGCTTTCTACGGGACCACCAGTTCCGTATACGCACAAGCTGGCGATCCTCCCACGCCTTCAGCTGCGCGTCCCAGTGCAGCCATGCGTAGATTACAAGCCCTGCGGCGACGGCCTCCACCGCGATCACTCCGAAGATCCACATGCTTCTTCACCTCCTATTCCGAAAAAATGATTGAACGAGTGCCGCGGTATGTAGATGCGGGTTCCGATCACCGACACCGGGAAACCGAGCTTCCGGGCGTCTTCACGCGCCTGGTGCCGGATCGCCTCCGCGGTGGGCCCGCGCTGGCCGTATGCGGCAACGGCCGCCTCGGCCTCCTCCGGCGTGTAGAATAATGGGTTATTCATGTGCTGATCACTCCCCTTCCAGCCATCCGCAAGCACTGTTGCAGCTGTCTCTGTGTTCACAAGCAGCGCAGCAGTTGATCCCCTGACCTTCAATACATACCCGGTTCCCGCACACGCCGGATTTGCTTGCTCCGGTAACACACTTCTGCAAGTTCGGGTTCGCTCTGTTCATCATCTCGATCCGTGCCGAGATCACCACTTTTGCATTACACTCGTCGCAACAGCAGCCGTCATTTACCACAGGCCATGGGTTGTTTCCCCAGCCTTCAAAGAGCTGGCCGCAGATACAACACTTGTTCTTATTCATTACTTCACCTCCATTTCTTAACTTGCGTTTTCACAAGTTAGTGCGCAAAAAAATAAGATTGGATATCAGCCAGAGGCAGACACAGTACGCGCATGATATCCGTCATCTCGTTCTGTCTGAACTGAGAGCGGTTCTGTAGTTTAGCGTTGAGAGTTGCAGGATTCACGCGGATCTGCGTGGCTAACTGTTCTTGCGAAAGTCCTTTTTCACGGATTGCACCGAGCAGCTTTGAATAATCATAAACCATATAATCACCTCCTTTTGTGCCCATTATACCACTTGCGAAATCGCAAGTCAATATGATTTCACAAGTTTTTTTTGCTTTTTTGCAAAAATGTCTTGATATTTCGCAAGTAATACATTATAATAGCAACGGAGGCGATAACAATGGCGAAATTCGCGGAACGCTTGAATGCAGCTCTTAAGATCAGGAATATAACACCCGCAGAGCTTGCAAAAAGAATCGGATTAAATGAAGGATCACTCAGTAATTATCGCAGCGGTAAATATGAACCGAAGCAGGTAAGGCTTGAACAAATCGCCGACGTGCTTCATGTATCGATTCCGTGGTTAATGGGCGGCGACGTGCCAATGACACCGTCTGCCAGATCTAGCGCCACACTGATCCCCGTCCTCGGTTCCGTCCCGGCCGGGATCCCGATTGAGGCCGTGGAGGACATCATCGACTACGAGGAGATCAGCGCGGAGATGGCGCGAGACGGCGAATACTTCGCCCTCCGGATCAAGGGCGCAAGCATGGAGCCGAAGTTCTCCGAAGGCGACGTCGTGGTGATCCGGAAGCAGGAACAGGTCGAGAACGGCCAGATCGCCGTGGTGATGGTAAACGGCGACGAAGCCACCGTCAAAAAGTTCTACAAGACCGACGCCGGGATCATGCTCGTCGGTCTGAACCCAGCCTTCTCACCTCTTACCTTCACTCCTGAGCAGGCCGAGCAGCTGCCGGTGCGTGTGATCGGCCGCGTTGTCGAGCTGCGAGCCAAGTTTTAAAACCATGAGAAAACGTATTTTTGAAATTATTGAAGCATCAAAGGACGGCGACAAGCTGAGCGCCGTTTACGATATGTTTATGATGGCTGCCATTATCGCCAGCCTTGTTCCGCTCGGATTCAAGACCGAAACGCTGCCGTTGCGCGTGATCGATAAAGTGTGCGTTGTTATCTTTATCGTTGATTACCTCCTTCGGTGGTTCACTGCTGATTATAAATTCAGCAGGCGCGATGTTACAGGCTTCGTAAAATACCCGATATCCTTTATGGCGATTGTTGATCTCATATCGATCTTGCCCTCTGTAACAGCGCTGAACAGTGGATTTAAGGTGCTGCGCGTGCTGCGGATGTTCAGAGCGCTGCGCGTGCTGCGTGTGATGAAATTTGCGCGTTATTCAAAAAGTATCAGAATCATTGCCAACGTGTTTAAAAAATCAAAATCACCATTGGTGGCGGTGGGAACGTTGGCGGCCGCATACGTCATCGTTTCCGCGTTGATCATCATTAACGTTGAATCGGATTCTTTCCGCAATTTTTTTGACGCTCTTTACTGGGCTACTGTATCGCTCACAACAATGGGGTACGGTGATATTTATCCGGTAACAACAATCGGCAGGCTTGTTACGATGGTATCATCGGCATTCGGTATCGCAATAGTAGCGCTGCCCGCAGGTATCATCACGGCCGGTTATATGGACGAGATCAACAGCAATAAAGAAGAATAAAAAAAAGCCCCTCCGGCGTTACCAGCACCGGAGGAGCAGCGCCAAAACCCACACTGTCAAAATAGGGATGGCTTATTTATTATATAGCATCCCTTATTAAAAGTCAATTATTATTTATTTTAAGGGAGGCTATATCATGCAATGTAAGAAATGCGGCGCCGAGCTGCCCGAAGGCGCGAATTTCTGCCCCGGGTGCGGCGCTCCGGTGAATAAGCCGGAACGGACACAGAAACACAAGAGCCGCGGAAACGGCACCGGCTGCGTGTATAAGCGCGGTAAAAGCTGGTACGCGGTGATCTCCACCGGATACTATGAAAACGGCCAGTGCCGCCGGAAATCGAAAGGCGGCTTCAAAACGAAAAAGGAGGCCAACGACTACATTGAGCAGCTGCGCTTCCACCCGGTACGGGAAAAGAAGATCAGCGCCCTGTACGACGCCCTGGAGCCGCACCTTGAGAAGCTGTCGGCAACGAAACGAACGCACTATAAAACGGCGTACAACCGCCTGCAGCTGATCCAGAACGTAAACATCGGCGATCTCAGCGTCGTGGATCTGCAGACCGTGGTAGACGAGAACGCTGCCACGTATTACCCCGCAAAGGATATGCGCGACCTGCTCAGTCTGATCTACCAGCAAGCCATGAAGGACGATTACGTGGCAGTAAATAAAGCAAAATTTATCGTGCTGCCGGATCTGGACGAGAAGGACACCGTCCCGTTCACCGCCGACGAGATCCGCGCGCTGTGGGCGGACTATCAGGCAGGAAACACGCTCACCGGCTTCTTCCTGCTCATGATCTACACCGGCATGATGCCGGGCGAGGCCCGGAAGGTCACCGTCGATATGGTCCAGCTGGCAGAGAAGCGGATCGTCGGCGCCGGGCTGAAGACCACGAAGCGCAAAGAGACGCCGATCATCCTGCCGGATATCATTGTCCCGGTTGTTGAGGAGCTGATGGCCGGAAAAAGCGGTCGCCTGTGGGAAGCGGACGAGAACGCCTTCTATGATTACTGGAAAGAGATGAAGCAGCGCACCGGCTGCCGTCAGATCCCTGAGCTGCGTCCCTATTCGTGCCGGCACACCACGGCCACGACGCTGGCGGACCGGCAGGTCTCGGCTGCGATCATCCAGGAGGTCATGCGGCACGCGAAGATCACCACCACCCGCCGGTACGTCCACCTGAACCAGGACGCACAGGCCGACGCCATAAACGCAGCCTTTCAAAATTAAATTCTATTGTAAACGTATTGTAATCAGAAAGCCTTTTTTTGTTGCTATGGAGCCAACCGTTCAGCCCCTGCTAAGGGCGTAGGTCGGTTAAAACCCGGCGCAGGAGTTCGAGTCTCCTCTTCTCCGCCAAATCCCCGCAAATCCTTGTAGAATAAGGGTTTGCGGGGTTTCTTTATGTCCGGCGTGATTCTTCGGCTTTTTCGTTTCTTGCTGTCTAAAACCGCAAAAAACTAAATGCTATTGTAAACACTATTGTATACAGAAGAAACCACCGCAGCGAC